TTAAATGACAGCATTAAACGTAAAGCTCCTTAACTGGCAGCAAGAGGTATTTAGTGATCCTACTCGATTCAAGATCGTGGCAGCTGGTCGTCGAACAGGCAAGTCTCGATTGGCAGCATGGAAGCTTATCCTTAATGCATTGCAAGTTGAACGTGGTCATGTCTTTTATGTAGCTCCTACACAAGGTCAGGCTAGGGACATCATGTGGCAGACACTGATGGAACTTGGTCATGAAGTCATTAAGACAGCTCACATCAACAACCTACAGATCACATTGATTAACGGTGCAACGATCTCTCTAAAGGGCGCTGACCGTCCTGAGACGATGCGTGGTGTGTCATTGAAGTACCTCGTAATGGATGAGTACGCTGACATGAAACCATCAGTGTGGGAGCAGATCTTGCGTCCTGCGCTTGCCGACCAGAAGGGTGGTGCATTGTTCATTGGTACTCCAATGGGACGTAACCACTTCTATGATTTGTACATGTACGGTGACATGGGTGATGACCCTACCTACAAGTCTTGGCACTTTACCTCTTACGATAATGAACTACTAGATCCAGAAGAGATCGACATGGCTAAGAAGTCAATGTCTTCCTTTGCATTCAAGCAGGAGTTCATGGCTTCTTTCGCTGCACAAGGTAGTGATATATTCAAAGAGGATTGGGTACAGTTTGATGAAGAAGAACCTGAAGAAGGTGACTACTATATTGCAATTGACTTGGCTGGCTTTATTGATGCAAGCAGTAGCAGTAAGAAGAACAAGCGATTGGACAACACTGCAATATCAATTGTTAAAGTCGGAGAGTTCGGATGGTGGGTTAAAGAGATAATCTACGGGCGATGGACACTAGACAAAACAGCAGAGAAGATCTTTAATGCTGTAGCTAAGTATCAGCCAGTAGCAGTAGGCATAGAACGAGGCATTGCAAAGCAAGCTGTTATGTCCCCTCTATCTGACTTAATGAAACAACGTAGCAGGTTCTTCCGTGTTGAAGAGCTAACGCACGGTAACAAGAACAAGGTTGACCGTATTGTTTGGGCACTACAAGGACGCTTTGAACACGGCAACATATCATTGAACAAAGGTGATTGGAACAATGAGTTCCTAGATCAACTGTTCCAATTCCCTAACCAATTAGTGCATGACGACTTAATTGACTCCCTAGCGTACATCGATCAGATGGCGCAAGTAATATATCATTACGACTGGGAAGAAGATGACTTTGAAATGCTCGATCCAATAGCAGGATATTAACAATGGAAGATAACGAACTACAGTTTGGTAACGACCTAACTACATGGATCATGTCGAAGTGTGAAGACTGGCGTGATCATTATGATGTAACATACCGCGATGATCATGAAGAGTACTACCGCCTATGGCGTGGTATCTGGGCAGCAGAGGATAAGATGCGTCAAAGTGAACGCTCTCGTCTAATCTCTCCTGCACTACAGCAAGCAGTCGAGTCGTCTGTAGCGGAAGTAGAAGAAGCTACGTTCGGTCGTGGTAAATGGTTTGACATTCGCGATGATCGTGCAGACCAGAACCCTGCAGACATTCAGCTACTACGTAGTCAGCTTGAAGAAGACATGGAGTTTGTTAAAGCTCGTAAGTCTGTAGCAGAGTGTATTCTTAATTCAGCAATCTACGGTACTGGTATCGGTGAGATTGTACTAGAAGAAACTACTGAACTAGTACCAGCTACTCGTCCTGCCCTTGAAGGTACGATGAGAGCTATTGGTGTTGAAGAGAAACAACGCTTTGTTGCTAAGCTAGTACCTGTACTACCACAGAACTTCTTGATTGATCCTGTTGCTACTAACATTGAAGAGGCTCTAGGCGTTGCAATCGACAAGTTTGTACCACGTCACATCGTTGAAGAAGGTATTGCATCAGGTATTTACTTTGATGTTGACCTAGAAGACGGTTCAGATGACAGCAAGATTGCCTTTGACCCTGAAGAAGAAAGCCAATATGACAGCGATAAGGTACGTCTAACTACCTACTACGGTAAAGTACCAGTAGATATCTACAATGCAGAGATGTATGGTGACTACGAAAGTGAAGAAGATGCTGAAGATATGGCAGAAGGCGCTTACATTGAAGTAGTTGCAGTCATTGCTAACGAATCTGAACTACTGAAGATCGAAGCTAACCCGTACATGATGGGTGATCGTCCTGTTATTGCGTTTGCATGGGACAACGTACCGTCACGTTTCTGGGGTCGTGGTGTTTGTGAGAAGGGTTATAACAGTCAGAAGGCTCTTGATACTGAACTTCGTGCTCGTATTGATGCTCTAGCACTAACTGTACACCCAATGATGGCTGTCGATGCATCACGTCTTCCTCGTGGTGCTAAGATGGAGATTAGACCCGGAAAGACACTGCTTACTAATGGTAATCCTGCAGAGATTCTGCAGCCATTTAAGTTTGGTAACCTTGATCCGAACACGTTCAACCAGTCTGCAGCACTACAGCAGATGGTACAGCAAGCTACTGGTGCTATTGATACTGCAGGTATCCCTTCATTTGCTGGTTCTGAGGCTACGGCAGCAGGTATTAGCATGTCTCTTGGTGCAATCATTAAACGCCACAAGCGTACATTGATTAACTTCCAAGATAACTTCCTTATTCCGTTTGTGACTAAGGCTGCTCATCGTTACATGCAGTTTAATCCTGAACTATACCCAGTGCAGGACTACAAGTTCATCTCTTCTTCTTCACTAGGCATCATTGCACGTGAATATGAAGTCACTCAGCTTGTTCAACTACTGCAAACAATGTCTCAAGATAGCCCACTGTACCCAACATTGGTGCAGTCTATCATTGATAACATGAACTTGTCTAACCGTGAAGAACTTATTGCTCAAGTTCAACAAGCAGCTCAGCCTAATCCACAGCTACAACAAGCTCAGATGCAACAGCAACAGCTTCTTATGGCTAAAGAACAAGCTACGCTTGAGTACATCCAAGCTCAGACTGCAGAGATTCAAAGCCGTATTCAGCAGAACACTGTTGAGACACAGCTTCTACCGTTTGAAGCAGAATCTGAACGTATTCGTAGTATGTCTATGGGTGTTATGGATAAAGATCCTACACAGGCAGAGTTTGAACAGAAGACTAAGGTTGCAGAGTTGGCTCTTAAAGAGAAAGACTTAGACATTAAAGCAGAAGCTATGCGTAACCAGATGCGTATGGCAGCAATGAAAGGTAATAAGTAATGGTAACACAAAAAGATATAGAGGATGTAGTCAACGCTGTAAACGAAGTGCTGCGTGAGATCGATAAGCGTATCACTGTACTAGAGGAGGCGGCTAAGAAGCCGTCTTCTACAGCACGTAGTAAGAAAGTTTAAGAAAACACTTGACAAATACTTAAAAGTATGTTAGGCTTACACACACTATTAACATAACACAGGGATAAAGTCAATGACTCCTGAACTAGAAAAGTACTACGAGACATACTTCGATTTATTCACGACCGAGGGTTGGAAACAATTTATTGAAGATGTATCAGAAAACGCTAAGACATTTGATGTACGTAATGTACCAGATGAGAAGGCACTAAAGTTCGTTCAAGGTCAACTGCTGATCATGGACAAACTTCTTAACTGGGAAGCATCCGTAGAAGTTGCTTACAACCAAGTTAAGGAAGAAAGTGAAGAATAACCCTGAAGCATTGGGCACAGGACTCTTCTTAATTTTATCCACAATACTGTTATCAGTACGGAGTTTATAATGGCAGAACTACTTGATGATGATTATCAAGATGAAACCCTACAAGAGGGCGAAGAATTTACATCCTTTGACGAACCTGTAGAACAGGCAACCGAGACAGAGGAACAACCAGAAGAACTAGACACTCAGGAAGAAGAAGATGACATGCCTGAGAAGTATAAGGGTAAGTCTCCTAAAGAGATTGTCCGTATGCACCAAGAAGCTGAGAAGCTACTGGGTCGTCAGAGTTCAGAGGTTGGTGAACTACGCAAGCTAGTAGACAACTTTATCTTATCTCAGACAGAAGCTGCGAAGCCCAAGGAAGAAGAAGACGATATAGACTTCTTTGAAGATCCACAAAGAGCAATTGAAGCTGCTATCAATAAGCATCCTAAA